TATTTTAACAAACAAACTAGTCAACCCACAGTTTGATTGGCCAATGACTAGTGTGCAATTAAGAGATCATGTAGAGAGAAACTATACAGATCCTTATGGCACCATCAGACACTATGAAATCATCAGCAATGCTGATCAAGAAGAAAGATATGGTAGAGTTCTATTTGAAGAAGGAACTAGAATGGATGAAGCATTCTATAATAGTGGGTATCAATACTGGGATGGAACTGGAGTAGCATCTGTTCCTGGTTCCTCAATCTCTTCTCCAGTAACTCAGTATGAATATGAGTATAAGATAAACGAAGAACGTAGAGAAGTTTATCTATTAAGGTCTGAGTATGTGAATGCTTTTATTAATTATATCAAGAGGCAGAATACATATAAATCTTCCTCTTCTTACGTGTCCAGAAAAGTAAAAGAAACTAACAAATAAAAAGGAGGGGATTGACTGGATTTTGCCAGTCCCCCTCCGTATAGCATAGCGCCGACGATATTCAGTTATATTTATCAGAAGTCAGTTGACTGACTAGCCATGTTCTGGAAGAACGAGAAGGCATCCTCTTCCTCTGTGCTGCTAGAGGCAACAGGAGCAGGAGCAGGAGCAGCGGGCGCTGCCCAATCCAGTTCCTCATCGATCTCATCGCTTACAGCAGGCGTAGCACGGGGACGCTCTACGTTACCGAGAACAATGTCGAGACGTGCTTTCAGTTCTTCATAGGTCTTGAACTGATCGGGAGCAGTAAATGCTGCCAGACTATAGCACTGCTTGTAGATAGCATCGAGCTCATCATCATCAGCACTGAGAGCAGTCTGTGGACCGAAAACAGAGTCATCGTAGTTCCAGTAACCACCAACAGTCTTGATCTTCAGACGGAAGTTAGCACCAGTCCAGAAGTCAGTAGGATCAAACTCAGGATCATCAGCATAAGCAGGCTTCAGACATGCCTGAATCTTATCATAGATCTTCTTGGGATAGCGGTACAGGAATACCTTACCCTCATTTTCAGGGTTGACAGGATCCTTAATTACAAGGATGTTGGAATAGAAATCAAGCTTACGCTTTTGCTTTCGTGCTTGTTCTTGACCAGCAGATCCTTCACCCTCTGCCCAGAGTTTACGGTTAAGTTCACCGACAGGATCAGGTTGACGGATGGTAGTGAGAGAGTTCTCTACATACTTGTCACCGTTAGGACCTTCGAAGTAGTGCTTGTAAAGTTGTGCCCAAGGAAGGGTCTCACCTTCAGGGGGAGGGAGGAAACGAATGACAAAGTTGGCATTGCCACTCTTGTCAAGGGTAGGTTTCCAGAAACGGGAGTCGCCACCTCCACTTGCTTTCTCTTCTTGCTTCTCAATCTCTGCTTGAAGCATAGCGAGATTGTTCTTGGACTTACGGCGTAGATCTGCAATAGACATTTGGATTCGTTGTATTCGTTGGATGTTTTGGATTGTGACTTGTGATCACCTAAGAATTATACAGTAGGCAGAGGGGCAAGTCAACCCCCCTCTGCCGCTTCTAGTTGTGTCCTCATCAAATCGAGTTTGGAGAGGAGCTCGTCAAAGCACTCGTTAAGGGTCGCCTTCTCGGGTGCTCCTAGCATGATAGCAGCATCCTTCATGCTTTGAAGCATTTCTTTTGCTTCGGGATCTTCACTCAATGAAATACGAGTGTTGAAGATCTTTTGCTTTTCAATAAGAGTTTTGAGAACATCAAAATATTCTAACTTCTTTTCATAAGAAAGAACAGGGAAAGAGTTAGCTGCCATAAAGCAATACTTTTGCATCTCCATCATCTCTTGGAGATCTCCTCTTACCATTTCTGATTTGAAAAAGTCACTCATACCTTTAACACTTTAGCTCTAGATGTTTTCTTCATGTAGTTCAACTTTTGAGCGTCGAACTTTAGTTTTTCTTTTAATGGTTTGGAGATGAGCTTGGGAACTGATTCAATCTCAATCTCATTCTTTTCACAATAATGTAGAACAGCATCGATATAGTTCATGTCAACGTTTTCGATAGCAATCTTTTCAACTTCCTGTGAAAATTTCACAGCGGTCATAAAATTATCCTCCAGATTTTTTATCATACTTATTCCTATACGCTTGGATGTATTCTAATAACGAATTGAGATACTCCTTACGAACAGGTTGGACACTAACCTGAGGTTGGTCTCCTTCAATGGCAACAATAGTAACTAATTGTTTTACCTGAATGTCATAACGTTCTTTCAAACAAAGAGCGTAAGCACACTCCTGAACATAATAGTCGTAAAGATACTCTTCTTTTTTTATCTTATCGGAAGTCTTGAAATCAATGATAGATAGAACACCATCAAACTCAGCAATACAATCAACTCTTCCGGCAATCTCCAGCTTATCTGAATATAAAGCTGCTTCCTGTAGATAGATATTATTTATACGATCAAGAGTACCTTGAGATTGTTTGAACATATAAAGAGGGAGAGGTTTATCTTTATAATTGTTCAGATCTAATATGTTATTCAGATAGTCTTCTGTGATCTTATGGTATCTAGTGCCTCTAGTAGAAGAGGTAATAGATTTTCTTTGTGCTTGTTCAACACCTACCCTTGCTCTCCATCTAGCAAGTGCTGCTTGCTTCTTCGGGTTGTTACTAATCACCGTAGTGATAGATGGATACTTATTACCTTCAGGTGTAAGATAAAATCTTTTGCCATCTACCTCTACGGCATTCATCTCGATAGGGTCTAATCCTATGTGTGTAAAAGTCACAGACCCAAGTTAAGCTTCGTAATAATATAAGACTTGACGATACCAGAACGAACAATGTCTTCGATACCATACTCAACCACCTCAAACTCAGGCATATCATTAAGGATACGCTGGAAGTCTAAGATGCCATCCTTCTCCGCCGACTTAACTAAGTCGGACTGCCTGGCATCACCACAGAACATAATCTTACAATTCTGTCCTACCCTAGTCATGATTGAATCAAGCTCATGGAAGTTGAGGTTCTGTGCCTCGTCTACAATGACAATACAATCATCTAGTGTAGTACCACGGAGGAATGATGTGGACCAGAAAGAAATAGTTTCCTGATTCCTTAGATTCTCATACAGCATATCGAATGAGTTGTCATCGGGCATCTCAAACATATACTGAACCATCTTCTTGTATGGAATCTGATACAAAGATGCTTTATCTTCATGTGTACCAGGAAGAAATCCAATCTCCCTAGTAGCAACTAGAGAACGTACAAGGTATACCTTTTCGTATGGACTATCCTCATTCAATACATCCTTTAGTGCTAGATAGAGGGGAACAAATGTTTTACCTGTACCAGCAACACCGTAAGAATAGATACACTTGCCCTCGGCATAAGCATCAAAGACTTTTTGTTGTGTCTCAGTTTTTGCTTCAATAGGAATAAGATAATCCTGATTGATTGGCTTCCTTCTCTTCATCATTTTTACACTCATCCCATTGATGTCGGGTTGATTATTCTTACGCTTTCTTGCCATACTAATAATTGTATTTTTGTGTAATGGTACTATTCCTTACAGTTTTTGCCTGAGGAACGATCTTGTTCTTCATGATGTCTGTCCATCCAGGATGGCTCTTAGTCATCTTATCTCGGAAATCCCCTACCTCTCCTGTACCGGGGAGTGTAGAAGGATCAGACCAGTCACGATCCCAGTCTGGATTGTCAGTCTTCCACTGGTCCCAGTCATGAACACTCATGCTGACTTGTTTCTGCTCACCTGTGACCTTATTTATCACTGGATAGGTTGCCATCTTCTTGCTCCTTATTGAATCCAAATCTATCTAGCTTAGTTTGTACCCGCTGTTGTTGTGCCAGCTTACAGATGTTCTCCATCACCTTGAGTGTATCTTCAACTGATGGTTTCTCATGAATAGCACACAATCGTACACGAACTACCTCGTAAAGAGGAAGGAAAATATCTGTTGCCTCTTGTACTTCTTCGAGCGTTAATGGTTTATTTAGTTCCATTCTAATGCCTCCGCTACGTCTGGGAACTGTGTTACGAATACTGCCTTACAGTTGTTGGCAATGTCCATGTGCTCCTTCTGTGTACCGTGTCCAGACCTCAGTTTGATGTAATGGATCCAACTACGACACGAACCCGTCATGTAGATCCTTGTAGGCACCGCTGCTGGGAGAACAGCACGGGCACACTCCTTGGCGATACCCCGGTCAAGCATTTGTTTATACAATGCTTCAGCAGAACTGAATAGAGTT